CTGGCGAAAATAATGAAAGGAGAAATTTTCAATGTCTAATGAGATTCATGAAAAATCTATTCCTGATACTTCGGCTGAAATCGTCGAGGAACAGGAAACAGAGCTTTGCGAAGATGCTGCTCGAAATGTGATCGGTGTTGTCACGGATTGTCTGAAACTGAACATTCGTGAGAAACCCAGTATGGATTCCAAAGTCGTAACGGTTGCGACCTGTCTTGATGAACTGGAAATTGACATGGGCGATTCCAATGATGATTGGTACGCTGTCTGCACTGCCGCCGGTATTGAAGGATTCTGCATGAAGAAATTTGTAGCCGTCAGGCAGTAAGGAGAAACGATATGGATAGCATACTGACATCGATCAAAAAGTTGCTCGGAATTGCTGAGGAGTACGAGCACTTTGACCAGGACATCGTAATGCATATCAATTCGGCATTCTCGGTCTTGACGCAACTCGGTGTCGGTCCCGAAGAAGGATTCCGTATCGAAGATGC